AGGAACATAAGTCTCTTTAAAGGCTGTACCATTTCTAAAACCTGCAATAGGTTTACGCATATTTGCGTACATAGTCTCATCCCACTCTAATCTCTTAGTGTCAATCTGTTCTAAAGCATCTTTAAGAATTACTTGATATTCTCTTACATGCAATGATGCAGATTGTCCTAGTTCTTCTAATCCTCTACCAGTAACAAAAGCGTTAGGCGATTGTCCATCATCTGATACAGGATATGCAGAACCTAAACGAAGATGTCTTTCTAGTCTATCTATCTGTTGGAACAGCTGATAGGGTAGATTGTTTGTTGGTTTAGATACCTGGCTTCCAGGTGTCAAGTAGTTAACTGACAATCGTCCTTTCTTATACTGTCCACTTTCTATCTCGCCAATGATGTTGGTTTCTGTAAACACAGCATCTTCCATTGCAATGACAGATAGAACATTTATCTTCGCCATATTAGCCATCAATCCTATAACATGATGGAATTGACCTTGCATTTGGTCAAAAGCAAATCTTTTAGCTACTACAAATCTTGGTCCGGATTTTAAAGGGTTAGGAATAAAATCTAATATAACTTTGTTTTCCGGTAAGAAAATGTATGTACCTTCGTCATCATAGTATTCTGCTACAACTTTACCTGTACCACTTTGATTAGCCCAGGTTTTGTCATAACTTGACATGTAGGCCATTGTATTATATTCAGCATCAATCTCATCTAAGATAACATTCTTGTGATTTGGATACAGTTTAGCCAATGTCTCATGTGGAACTCTTTGCACAATAGCTAGTTCTTTAGGTTGTTGACCTTCGCCAAAATATCCAGGGTAACAAAGATAAGGGTCTTTTACTTCTGCATATGGATAAGGAACACCATTAGCATCTTTCTTTTCTTTTAATACCCATACAGCAAAGCCATAACCAGGTAGCCATCTACCAACTTGTGGTAATTGTAATTCTAATTTTTGTTGTTCATCATAAGCATGTACTATTCGTTCTAGTTTTTCTGCTCGTTTTGTAGCGCGTTCACTATCTTTATCATTAAAGATATCAATTTTTAAATCAGGCGCTCTACCTAGTTTTTGTGCAAATCTCTCCATAGCTGAATGCAGCATGTTAGGTGCAGGTATTTGGTTATAATCCATGTCGCGCATTTGTTTACCGAGTAAAGCCTTAATACCATCAGCACCACCATTCATAATTGCTCGTATTTTATCTTTTTCTGAAATCACATCTGCATGTTGCGCTCTAAGTTCATACACTCTGTTATATATTTCGTCTGCTGTTTTCATTATCTCCAATTATCCAAATCCATGTTACTACCTTCATATCCACCAAAAGATGGCTCATATTCAAGTCCCATTGTAGCAAGTCTTTCCTTCTGAAGTCTACGAATAGTTTTCATTGGGAACCAACTAGCCATTACTAAGTCAGACTTTTGTCCAACACTTCTGCTTTTATTCTGTGCAGAACTGAAATACACTAACTGACTTTTATATAAGTTTACCTTTTCTTGAGCCTCAAAGCCAAGATATGGCAAAGAAATTAATTTTTGTTCAAACAATGGTCTCATTGCTGTAACACCAAATATTGGGTCGTGTTTATTAGAATAAGTCTGCGTTCCTTCTAAGAAGATACCATGCTTACCTGCAAAGTCTCTAATAGATTGGTCTTGTCTAATTGCACGCTGAAAACCATTCTCTTCAATAACCCAATGAGAGAGATTGTATTTCACAAACCATTCTTTAATTATTTTAAGTGCTTGTGGAATACCACCTCCAAGTGAGTTCTCCATATCAATCATATACAATTTGTTAGATGCCTGGTCATAACCCCATAAGAATGCAGCTTGATATCCGACTGATGCCGGGTCAAGTCCTGCAATTAACCTAACTCCTGCAGGTACCTGCCCAATTTCTCTACTTTGGTCTCGACATGCTTCTATTTCTACGCTGTCGAATAAGGCCATACCATCAGGCATAGCAACATTAAGATAAACCATTTCGTAAATTGCTCTACCACCAGTAGTCTCTGCAGCAGACTTTCTACCCATTAACCACTTGTAAGTTCTTTTCTTTGCCCACAACATACAGTCCTGGTGAGCTTCATCATTCCAGTCGGGTAAAGTACATCCTGTATCGTGTGCCTCTTCTACTATCGTATTCCAACTTTCGTTGTCTAGTAGATGAGAATATAAATCGTCATAGTGTTGCCTGGAGCCAATAACAATTAAAGCTGTATGTTCTTCTTTTCGAGAAGATAATGTTGTTGTCCACCAGGTTCTTGTGTTCTCTCTCGATGCAGGTTGCATTGTAGAAGAGTGGTCCTCTAAGTCATCGCCTATGATAATATCACAATCTCGTGAAAGAATTTTTCCACCCCGACCGATACCAACCATGGTAGGAGACTTAATCCCGGTAACAGTACGAGTACCAACAGTAAACCCACTTTGCGACCACGCTTTTCCTGCTCTGCTAGTTGGTTTAAAACTTTTTCCAGGTGGGCAGAGTTCTTCGATAAGTTTTTCATTGTTCTCTAACTGGTCTATTACTGAAGCGACAGCATTCTTAGATATCTCTTCATTACCACCTACCCACAATATTCTAACATTAGGGTTCTTGATTATAAGCCATACTGCAAAATGAATTAGTAGGTCAGTCTTGCCATGTCGAGGAGGAGATAGTATCATCTGCTGATTTCCATGTTCTATAGCTTCAAGAATAGATTTAATCCATCTAATGTGAAACTCCGGAGTTTGATAGGGTTCACCAGTTTCTGTTTGAAAATACCTATCTCTAAATATTTTAAAGTCAGCTAATGACTTCTCTGCTTTAGCAGGTAAAGTCCAGTTCTCCGCTTTTTCTTTTGTCTCCATATCTTCTATCCATGCAGCATACGCATAAGATAGAGCAGCTTTTGTACAGCCTAAGATTTCTGCAGCGTCTTGTTTTTTTAAATCACCTTTAAGAATAAGGGGTCCTAAGTCTTTTTCTACAAGAGCATCATATACGACACCTCTTCTTTTTTGTACATTAGGTTGTGCTACAGGTTTACCATCGTGTTCGGGTTCATAGACAGCACCTTGTTGTTGGGCGTAAAATTTTTTATTATGGTAGGCCTTAGAACAAGTAGCAGAACAAAACTTTCGTTTAGGTGCTTTTAATACATTATGACAAGATTGTGCAAAACATAACTTAACATTTGTCATTTAGAATATCCTTCGCACTCTTTGTTTAAACAAGTCATTTTAGCCTTGTCTATATCGTATATTAAGTATAGGCCACACTTAGGGCATGCTACTTTCAATTAAACTTTTTTTCGTATTACCTTAGTTTTACCATTCTTGGTCCTGGCGTACTTATGTGTTTTAGTTTCCCTAATTAAAGTTCCACTATAAGTTTTGTCGCCCCACTTCCAAGTTACTCTTTTACCGGCCATATCTCTCCTACCACATTTTGCAAGACCAATATCTTGCACTTGTTTTATCCGATGCTGTATCACATTTGTGTCTAGCACGAAATGATTTTCTAGCTGCCGGATTATCTTTTCTTATCTCCATGTTAGGGTCGCCGAACATTACTTTCTTAACTTTGTCGCCATCCTTAACATACACTTTAAATTTCTTTCGACCATGACCTGGTTCACCTTTACCAATCCTGGAAGGTTTATTTAAAGTTACAGACTTACCTTGAAACTCGGCCATTACTTCTTTTTTTTCTTTTTAGCTTTTTTCTTTTTAGGCATCCCTTTTGGGTATCCAATTCCTTTTGGCATATTAACTCCTTTTTAATAATCATAACACAAAACCCCGCCGAAGCGAGGCTCTGTCATCGTACAGTTGTCCAAACTGTTATGAAAAATATAACAATCCACAAAAACATTTCTCCATTACACTGTACACCACATACTGTTTCTTAGATGAAAAGTTTTTCTTTCTTATTATAAATAGAAGCTATCCTCATAGCTCCACCTGGATTTTCCAGGTACACCTAATCTACTATTGTTACTGATATAAGCAGGGTGAAAAAAATTTTTTATGTAAACTGTTGGCAGTTCTCACATACACCATCCATTAACTGGTCAGCCCAATAAGGATGCAAACAAATATCACAATCTTCTACGCTTACATAATCCATTAAGAAACTATACCATAAAGTAAAGGCCCTGCTGTTGCCAGTAGGACCTAAACTTAACATACACAATAGAAAGGAGGAACTTATGAAAAACCAGTGAGGTTCCTAAGTTACCTATCTATTAGTAATAATAGCATAGTTGTAATTTATGTGGGGTATTAAATTAAGTAAGGAGGCCTACAAAAAAAATACCCTATATCAGTTTACTATATATTTTTTATGGTATAGTTGAATTACACAAACACATTAGATTGCAGACTTTTAGAACAATCTAATAGATAAGACATCAAGTAAGTGGATTAGTCTGACCATGGTAACTAGGGTAAAAGCCTATTATTCTACATATGTTATATAGCTACTATATGGAGTTATTCGGTTTGGGTTGGGAGTAGCACAGGGTAAGAACTACTTAACATCTTAA